AACATGCCCGCAGAAGAAGTGTGGGTAAGGAAAGAATATTTAACTGACTTTGAGTCTGGTCATGGCGAATTTACACCAGGTGTCTGGGTATCATGTAAATCAATGCCTGGTCGGGCATTTTATTTTGAGACATACTTACCAGAGTATGCAGCAATATATGATAAACTACCAATTAGTGCATTTGTAAGTAGACCTGAGACACCAAAACCAGATATGGATTTACCTAATCTACAGTTCTGGAATTGTATGGATTATGGTGTCACAACTATATGCAAGCAATTTATAGGGTCTATGGATTATGAACTATATACTAGAGACTTTGGATCACAGTTAGGTAAGTATGTTATTACAATAGATAATTATCATGATGAACCTGATACTCCAGACTATAGCACAGCAGAAACACCATCAGAACACAAGAGTCATAATTTAATAGCACTGAACAATGGTCAGTTTGCACTATATCCTAACAATAGGATGAGAATATATGATAACTCTTTGACTCCTAAGAACCCTAAGATGCCAGACTTTAAAGTATCTACTCAGATCTTTAGTGTGGAACGTGGTCACATGGAGAGGTATGGTGATACAAACGATTACCACTACGGAATACAAGATGAGAAGCAATTATCTGAACCTAAAACCGAATAACTATGAAGGTGAAACAGAACTCTTAACACTAGAGTTGCCAACTTACCAAATTGATGGTATAATGCATCTATGCAGACCCATCGCAGAACAAAAAAACACAAACGCTGAAAGAATCTTAAAAGATCTTATCAAAGATTGTGCTTATCAAATATCAGAATCAAACAAAAGTTATGAGCGTAAGAGTCGTAAGAATGCGAAACGGTGAAGATGTCATCGCAGACGTTTTTGAAATTGCATCAAAAGATGAACCAGAGAAAGCAGTAGCTTTTAGAATGGATCATCCCTACAACGTTCATGTTGTAGAAACTGACCAAGATCTTTTAATTGAAACAGAAGGTGTGCATCAAATGCGTTCACCAGAAATACAATTTATACCTTGGGCACCTTTGAGCAAAGATAGAAGGGTTATCCTTCGACTAGATGAAATCGTAAGTGCATACGACACTTATCCTGAGGTCATCGACAAATACAATGAATTAGTAGAGGCAGCAAATGGAAGAGGAAACACCAACTCTGGAAATGGAACAGGAACAATCGGTAGTCCGACTAATCTTGTTGAGACAACGGAGTGAATATCTTCTAGCAAAGATAACTGAGTTAGATGAAGAACCTGTATATCTTCTTGAAAGATGCTATGAAGTATCTGAAGAGGGAGAACTCATACCATTTCCTAAGCATAGTTCACAACGTGACATCTTCTTGACATCTGATGTAGTTTTAACTATACTAGAACCTAGTCAAACTTTGTTGGACAAGTATAACGCATGAGTAAGTTCTATACGAACATTCAATTAGCAGGTGATACAATTCTATATCGAGGGTACGAAGACGGAGAACCAGTCCAGTTTCGTACCCATTTTTCTCCTACATTATATGTGACATCTAATCGTAAAGAAAAGATGAAAACTCTCACAGGGAAATATGTCAGACCGATAGATTTTCAAACTGCTAGAGAAGCAAGAGAGTTTATCAAAACATATAATGGTGTAGAAAAGTTTGAGGTTCATGGGTATGAACGTTTCGTGTATCAGTATATCAGGAAAGAGTTTTCTGATGAAGTTGATTATCATATTGACCAGATGAAAATCTATGCATTGGACATCGAGGTTCAATGTGAGAATGGATTCCCTGATGTAGAAGCAGCAGCAGAAGAAATGCTTTCTATTACCATTAAAGATATGGTGACTAAAAAGTTTTATATCTGGGCAGTTCGTGAATTTGAAACTGAGCATGAACACTACATATATGATAGTGAGAGAGATATGCTCAAGGGTTTTCTTGAGTGGTGGGTACACAATACACCAGATATCTTGACAGGATGGAACGTAAACCTTTATGATGTACCATACATCGCCAGAAGGTTAAATAGAATATTGGGTGAAAAATGGATGAGATCATTGTCACCTTGGAACCGAGCAAACGAGAGAGAAATTTATGTTCAGGGAAGGAAGAATTATGCTTATGATGTCAGTGGGATTAACATTCTTGACTATCTCGATCTTTATCGCAAGTTCACTTATAGTAATCAAGAATCCTACAGACTTGATCACATCGCTTTTGTCGAACTAGGACAAAGGAAGTTAGATCATAGCGAGTATGAAAACTTTAGAGATTTTTATACAAGAGATTGGCAGAAGTTTATAGAATATAACATCCAAGACGTTGAGTTGATTGACAGATTAGAAGACAAGATGAAGTTGCTAGAACTAGCAATCACTATGTCTTATGATGCTAAGGTAAACTTTGAAGATGTATATTCACAGGTTCGTATGTGGGATACAATGATCTTTAATTATCTTGCTGACAAGAATATTGTACCTCCCCCTCGTAAAGGTGCAAAGAAAGACGAGAAGTATGCAGGTGCATATGTAAAAGAACCTGTGCCTGGCAAATATGATTGGGTTGTATCATTTGACCTTAATAGTCTATATCCTCATCTTATTATGCAGTACAATATATCTCCTGAGACACTCTGGGAGACTAGACATCCTAGTGCAAACGTTGAGAAGTTATTGAATCAAGAGGTAGATCTATCAGGTGACTTCGCTGTGTGTGCTAACGGTGCACAGTATCGTAAAGATATAAAAGGTTTCTTGCCTGAGATGATGGAAAAGATATACACTGAACGTGTCATCTATAAGAAGAGAATGATACAGGCAAAGAAAGATTATGAGAAAGAACCCACCAAACAATTAGAAAAAGATATAAGTAAATTCAACAACATCCAGATGGCAAGAAAGATTCAATTGAACTCTGCCTATGGTGCTGTTGGCAATCAGTATTTTAGATACTATAATTTACTTAATGCTGAGGCAATTACTCTCTCTGGTCAGGTATCTATCCGTTGGATTGAGAACAAGATGAACCAGAAGATGAACAAAATACTAAAAACGGAGGATGTTGATTATGTCATTGCTAGTGATACTGATAGTATCTACCTCAATTTGGGTCCTCTGGTCGAGGGTGTATACAAGGGGAGAAAAGAAACTGATGAGGTCATTGTTGGGTTCATTGATAAGGTCTGTTCGATGGAACTTGAGCCTTATATTGAGAGTTCTTATGAAGCGTTGGCAAAATACGTAAACGCATATGACCAGAAGATGTTCATGAAACGTGAGACCATTGCTAACAAAGGTATATGGACAGCGAAGAAGAGATACATCTTAAATGCATGGGACATAGAGGGTGTAAGATTCCAAGAACCCAAACTAAAAGTCATGGGTATTGAAGCGGTCAAGTCATCTACACCAGGTGCTTGTCGTGATAAGATTAGAGAGTGTCTTAAAGTTATCATGAACAAAGATGAGGACGCAGCACAGGAGTTTATTGCACAATTCAGAGAGCAGTTTAATGAGTTGCCCATCGAAGACATAGCATTTCCTAGAGGATGCAATGGGATAAATAAGTGGGCGAACCAAACAAGTATCTATAGTAAGGGTACACCCATTCATGTGCGTGGAGCATTACTATACAATTACCATAATACAAAACAACGATTGACTCACAAGTATCCCCTCATTCAAGATGGGGAAAAGATCAAGTTCATCTATCTAAAGACACCTAATAAGATATCAGAGAATGTCATTTCATTTCCAAATACTTTCCCTAAGGAATTTGGACTTGACAAACAGGTGGACTATGAACTACAATTTAATAAGAGTTTCTTGGAGCCAATAAAAGTTATTATGGATACTATTGGGTGGAAGCCTGAGAAGATCGCATCACTTGAATTTTTATTTGGATGAAAAAGTACAAAGTCGAATACCAAAAAGCATTCGGCACACCTAAAAAAGAGCATCAGATATTTAATGATATATCTGAAGCAAAATGGTTTGAGCGTGCCATGAAACGTTCTAATTTTATAACATGGTTTTATGAATTTTCTGAAGGACATAGCTAAAGAGATTGGTAATGATTATGCATCATTAGTCTCTGAAGGTGTATCTGCAGGTGACACTGCAGGATTTATTGATACAGGTTCTTATATCTTCAATGCTTTATTATCAGGATCAATCTACGGAGGTATTCCTAATAATAAAATAACTGCTATAGCAGGTGAGACATCTACAGGTAAGACATTCTTTTGCCTTGGTATGGTTCAACATTTCTTAGAGTCTAATCCTGATGCAGGTGTGATATATTTTGAATCAGAATCTGCCATATCAAAGCAAATGATTGAGGACAGAGGTATTGATTCTAATCGTATGCTACTTGTTCCTGTTACTACAGTTCAAGAATTTAGGCTACAAGCAATCAAAATATTAGATAAATATAACGAACAAACTGCTGAAGAACGCAAACCCTTAATGTTTGTTTTAGATTCTCTTGGTATGTTATCAACTTCTAAGGAAGTAGAGGACTCTGAGGCAGGTAAAGAGACACGAGATATGACTCGTGCTCAAGTCGTTAAATCAATCTTTCGTGTGCTAACCCTCAAATTAGGTAAAGCAAACGTTCCTTTGATAGTCACCAACCATACATACGATGTAGTTGGTGCATACATTCCAACTAAAGAAATGGGAGGTGGAAGTGGACTCAAATACGCTGCAAGCACAATTGTATATCTATCAAAGAAGAAGGAAAAAGATGGTAAGGAGGTTGTTGGAAATATTATCAAATGCAAAACCGCCAAGTCCAGATTAACAAAGGAGAACTCAGATGTTGAAACCAGATTATATTATGATCGTGGATTGGACAGGTATTACGGATTATTGGAGTTGGGTGAAAAACATGGAGTCTTTGAGCGTAAAGGAAATAGGATCGTTGTTGGTGATAGCAGTGTATATCCTTCTGCAATACTTAAGGATCCAGACAAATATTTCACAAAAGAAATAATGAGTAAGATAGACGAAGCTGCTGCTAAAGAGTTTCGTTATGGCAACTAAGTTAACTGACTATGTTAGAACGTATCCTAATGTTCTTAGTAAATCAGTATGTGATACGATCATCAAGAACTTTGATGAGTCCGACAGCATATACACTGATAGAGAGCAGCGACCAAGTTTCAGAGAACTAAATATTTCTCAGAGATATCATGCAAAAGATCCCAAGTGGGTTGCTGAACAGAACCTGTTGATTGATATATTTGACGAGTGCATGGACAAATATATGGAGGAACTGGATTTAGGTCCTGACTTTCCTGCCAAGTATTCATACGAAGAGTTTCGTATGAAGATGTATGAAAATAATAATTATGACCAATTCAAGGATCACGTTGATGTGCAAGACTATGCGTCTGCTCGTAGATTCTTAGTCGGTTTTTTATATCTCAATGATGTTGAAGAAGGAGGAGAGACATCATTTCCTAAACTAAACTTTGACATTCCTGCCAAGTGTGGTACAATACTTTTATTCCCACCAACATGGCAATACAGACACGCAGGTAAAGCACCTGTATCTAACAACAAATATATTGTTGGCACTTATTTACATTACACATGAATTTAGAAGTCACGATTCTTAGTAATCTATGCTATCATGAAAAATATGCACGTAAGGTGTTGCCTTTTTTGATGAAGGAATACTTCACCACTCGTGAGTATAAGATTGTATTCTTAGAAATACATGAATACATTAGTCAGTATGATGCATTACCATCTCTTAATGCTTTGAGTATAGAATGTCAAGAACGTACAGACTTAACTGAAGATCAATTTAAAACTATAAAGGAGGTTCTAAGTGAGTTATCCAATGAGAAAAGCGAGTACGATTGGTTGGTTGACACTACAGAGAAATGGTGTCAGGAGAGAGCGATTTATCTATCGCTTATGGAATCCGTTAAGATTGCTGATGGACAAGATTCAAAGAGGGATAAGGGTGCTATTCCAGAAATCCTCAGTCAAGCACTTGGAGTAAGTTTTGATCAGAATGTTGGACATGATTACATCGCAAATTCAGATGAAAGATTCGACTTCTATCATAGAAAAGAAGACAAGATCCCTTTTGATCTTGACTACTTTAATAAAATTACAAAAGGTGGACTACCTAACAAAACACTCAACGTTGCACTAGCAGGTACAGGTGTTGGTAAGTCATTATTCATGTGCCACATGGCAGCAGCAACATTGCTACAAGGTAGAAATGTATTGTACATTACCCTTGAGATGGCAGAGGAGAAAATAGCAGAAAGAATTGACTCTAATTTACTAAATATTCCTATACAAAAATTAGCAGACTTACCCAAAGTAATGTTTGATACTAAGGTTAAGAACCTAGCAAAGAAAACACAGGGGAAGTTAATCATCAAAGAATATCCTACAGCAGCAGCACATGTAGGACATTTCAAATCTTTGATCAGTGACCTC